GTTAAATAATCTCCTTATTTTCTTGTATTTTTCTACGATAGATTAAGTTGTATTTTATATCCTGAATATTCATAGGCGGCAAAGAATCATATAACAATGACATTTTTTGCTGCCTTTTTTCAGCAAGTTGTAGACGTTGTTTTAGATAGTTTTCATCATAAGTTTCAAGGTATAAATAACGACAGAGTTCATTAGCACGGAGACAGTTATCAATATATTCATTTTGTAGACGAGTAGTAGACATAGTACGATAATATGCGACATATTTAGGCATAGATTTAAGGCAGATTTGAGTAGGAAGAAACCAGTATTTTTTTAAGATAGTTTTTTCATTATCTTCAATATGGAATTTATAAGAAGGGTCAAGGACTTGAGCAATAGAGATACGTGTAGAGATAAGTTTGCATAATTCAGTATGAGCATCACGGATTTGTTTTGGGAGAACAACAGACAGAGTAGGGAAGTAGATACGACGGAAGTAACCGGGCATAGTCACAGTTTGAGTATAGCCAGTAAAAGGATCAGTAGCAGTAATTTTTGTATCATCAGGATGCGAACGATAGTGTTCTAAGAATTTACGGGCATATTCGGCACCTAAACCACCATTTTTGCGAGAAGTAAGGAAGAACAGAGGGTTTTTACCTTTGGGCGGTTGATATTGTTTTTTCATGTATTTCATAACATAGGAAATGGCACCTTGTTTACAAGGAAGGCAGTAAGCAAAGCCAAGAGATTCCATAATAGGAGAACCATCAGAAGCATATTCACCAGTGAAGCAAGTCCAGCAGGATTCAATGAAATGTAAGACAGAAGTAATAGTACGGAAATGTTCAGAATCATTAGGAAAGTTCCAAAGAATCATGTGATAATGAGGACGTTTAGATTTAGAACCATATTCGCCAACAGCGACATAACGGAGATTATGAGATATATTTAGACGGTCTAGTTTGATACGTAGACGTTTGAGGAATAATTGTATTTCTTCTTTAAAAATACCACATTTAGGCAAGTGTTCATTATTATAAGTAAGTGTAAGGAAGTAAGGCATAGAGGTTGAAGTAGCATTTTCACAAATAGCACGGAAAGACCACTCACGGGACTTTTTATCACGACAAAGTTCACATTTACCACAGGGAACAAGAATAAACATAGGAAAAGTTTCACCAGTATGTGTATTAATAATATAATAATCATCTATATTATCAGGAGTTACACCAAAACGATAGGGGTTAAAGTTCCATTCAGGAAAGGAGTATTTATAATACTCCGCAATCGAGTTAGAAATAGTAGTATCACCGTTAGGAGTATGATAAGTTTTATATGTAGTAAGAAGATACTTAAGATTTGAATTCCGTATAATTACGGGATTTTCGCAATATATTTGTGACATAAGAATAGGGGATTAGCTCACAGAAGGAGCACTTAGAGCAATTCGTAACTGAAAGCTAGATTTAAAACGCTCATAATGAGAGGCGTGTCAGTTACTCTGTATATATATATATCAAGTTATAGGAGACGATTTTAGAAGAAATCGTAAAAAAGCAGGGTAACAACCCTGCTATTTAAGTGGAGAAATCCTTTGGATAATATAACCAAGAGAATTAAAGAACTTAGATACAATATGTTCTTTACCTTCACCATCTAAACGAATAGAGAGGTCTAAAGTCTTTTCTAAATTATCATTTTGAAGAGACTTTATAAGTTCAGATTTTTCAGAATTAGACAAACGTTGACTAGCTTGTATAAGCCTTTCAGTACCTTGCTTTAAGAAGGTAAGAGCAGCAGAAGCATCATTAACATTAGCCCTAGAAATAGATTCAGCTATCTCGAAAGGTAACACATTAAGAACGCGCTTAATATTAGCGTGATTAAGACCAACTTTAGATAGAATTTCAGAGATTTCATAACGTTGTTTATCTTTTCTTAAGTTATATTCAAGCATTGCTTGAACTTGTTGAAAAGTACGATTTTCCATTTGACTCTGCAAATCTTCTATCTTTTTTTGAGATTCTTTTACACTTTGTTGCATTACTTTAAGCTGTTCGGTAGCAACTTCAATCTGTTTATCATTCAAGCCAGCAGCAGAAAGTTTTTGGCGAACATCAGCAGATTTAACATCAACATCACCTGTTAATAGATCAGGAAGAAATGAATTTGTAATACTTTGACCTTTAGTATCTTCATCAGTCTTTTTTGCTTGAGATTCTGCCAATTTTGCTTGCGCATTAGTCAAACGAGTTTGCGAAGCTTGAGCAACCATATCGCCAATAGTACGCTTATTAGCGAGATTACTAACATCAGTAGGTTGAGAACCATCACCAGCGGTCATTTCAGGAGAAGCAGCAGACAAATTTTGCTGACCGTAAATCAAATCAGAATTCAAACCAGCAGCTTTATAACGTGCCATTTGAGCAGCAGGGGAATTATATGCGTTTTCACGGTTCCACTGGTCAATGTTCCATTGATTTTGCATTTTAGCAAGATTCAAATTATATTCACGGTTCTTCTCATTCTCATATTGCTGGGCAGCAATTTGAGTATCAATATTCTTATTTGAAGCGACATTGCCAGCTATCGAGCTGGCAACACCTATAGCAGTAGACAACATAACTAACCGAATTTACGTTTATCAACTTTGTGAGCTTTAAGAACTTTGTTTTTAGTAACTTGTTCAAGTTCCCAAAGTTCACACATATCAGCGGAACGTTTGAACACGGGTTCAACGTCCCAAGATTTAGCAGTAGAAATAGCATCACCTTCAAGAAATTGCTTTTCATTCGGAAGATTAACGGCAATTCCTCTATCAGTCAATTCTTTAATATTTTGAGGTGTTAACGCCAAATTAGGTTTAGTAATTTCATAATCAACACCAGTCTGTAACTTACAAGTACACGGCTTTATTTGAGCCTTTAAAATACGTTTAGCCATAATAGTAAAATTAAAAGTTATTTTTTGTCCTACGCAGACGGCGGCAACGTGACGTTGCATCCAAGTTGCCTCCGGCGGGAAAATTTGCATTGATTTTTTCATAGACGGCTTCCGCCTTTAAGGGTTTAGGTTAAACTAACCGGAGCACCCCCTAAAAGGGGACCCCCCAAGGAGCCGGACAGCTCCCCCCAGAGGGGACCCCCCATCGCAGAGTAACCGGGTCTGAAACTAAGAGAGGACAGTTATTCGCACACACGAAGCGCGCGCGCGTTAATCTAACCGAGGAATAGCAACACGGGCAATAGGCAATTTACACGTACAATCTAACCATATCTGACCGTAGATTTTATCCGTAGTTTCAGTAACAGCAAACACATCAGTAACCTGTTCAGGGTCAACCAAAAGGAATGATTTTGCAAGCGCAGGTTTTTGGTCAAATACACGATGCATCAAAAAGTTAGACAAATTAGTACGGAATAAACCATGCGCAACATCATATTTTTGAGCGTATTCATACCAAGGACGGTTATAGCCGAATGTTTCAGTAAGAGAATCAGGATTATCATTATAAGCCTGAATAGGACATACCTCATTATATTTAATAGGCTGGAAGCCAATCAAGTTAAATTCAGGCTGATAATGTTCCATCAAACCACGATAAGTAAAGTGCTTTGGCAGAAGTTGAGTATAAACGGGTAGGGGAGTAACAACAAGAATACCCATAATAATAGATTCTTCATCACAGAAACACTCAATATTAGCATTAGCTTCACCACGAACACCTGCAAGACCAGACTGTGAACCAAGAGCAGTAGCATAATCACCGGAACCGGATGCAGCGTTTTGGTCAACAGTTTGAGTAACTGAATTTACATCAATATCACGGGAAACACCTCCAAAAAATTCAGGGAGAAGTAAATCAGCATAACGAACCTTAACAGCAAAACGACCTTCAACAATATCTTTATAACTATAACCTTTACGCATATTGAGTTCAAGGAACTTTTGATAACAATTTACCATACGCAAGTCAGGAATAGAGATACCAGAGGTAGCAAGATCATAAAGAGAACGTGCCTGGCGAACGGCTGTGCCGTTATCAAGTTCTACATATTCAACACCTTCAAGACCTTCATCAGAAGATTTAAATGAAAGACCATACTTTTTACCGTCTTCATCGACAAGGGCAGTTTTAATAAGTTCGGTACGTGTACCGTCACCATTGTCAACAGTTTGAGTATAAGTAGTAATACCTACAAGCGGTGCATTACCTTGCTGGGGAGATTGAACAGCAGTAGTAAGGAAATCTTTTTCCCAATTAGCATAGTGAAGTTCATATAATTCATTATCAGCACCACCTTCATCATTAGGAATCCATTTATTATACTGAACTTGACCATTCAGATAGTACGGATTATTACGATTATCACGCATAAAAGCATTATAAATACCTTCATAAGCACGGAAACCATAAGCAAGGATTTTTTGTTGCTTATCCTTATTAGTATGAGAAGAATTATACCACGGACAAGTATCCAAAGACAAATCACGGGACAATTCAGGATCACGCAAAAGATAGCAACTAGAAGTAACAGAAGCAAATACGGGAGCCGTCCAAGTCCAAGCGGTAGTAGTACTACCAGCACCAGCAGGGATTGGAGCACTCAAATCGTTAGGAAGAGAATCAATAAATGTACAATCCCATTTATCAATAGAACCGTTATACTGTAACCATTTCTGAATAGAAACAAAAGGATTATAGGCGAGATAACAATATAATGTTTCACCAGCAACAGCAGAATCAAGAAAAGTTTGCGAAAGTTGACCACGAACCTTCAAAACCAAACTTTCAGAATCATATTCAAAAGAAGTTAACAGATTATAAGCCTTACTCTCATCAGCACCACGAACAACAAATATCTGCATTAATTGAGACAAATAAGTAGACCAACCATTAGGGAGAGAGCAATCAGGAAAACGAAACTCAAAATAATCATTTACCGTTGAATTACCTTGTATTTCACAATTAGCCTTAAAACAAGTACCAACAGGAATCAATGTATTAGCAGTAACAGTATTTGAGGCAGGATAACTCAAATTTAACTCATTACCAATAACATTATCAACCTGCAAACCGTAAGTTTTATTAGCTTCATAAGAAACAGCATCATAAACGCCACGAGTACCTGCAAAAATACCACGATTATCAGAAATATCTTTAGTATAATACTGTGATTGCATTTGGAATTGAATAGGGTCAGGAG